GGAGCCGATACATTATTGCTTAAATCGGCCGGTACTTTCGCGGCGATGAAGCGGGAATAGTCCTCATTGAGATTGATTGCGTTTAGCGAAAATGTGTCCGTTGAGGCGTCGATCGTATACGATGGCGTAAGGCTGATAGCATAGCCTGGATCGGGGAGCCCCGCAAGATCATAATACATCCGCTTCAATTCCTTCTTCTGCCAAGTGTTGCCGAAATCGAAGTCTTTTGTCTTGATCGTTGATGTGAAAGACGCGCCGTCATCATCCTGCCCGACATCCATTTGATAAACGAATCCGGTGCTCGCCGAATCCCCGCAGTATAATTTGCGGTTATAAAGCCCCAAGGATGAGCAATTCGGCGCGTCATGTAAAACCCATTGATCCCGAGAATCGAGGACCAAGAGGCGATCATTCACCACCGTCCCGGATGTGCCGGAAGTGTAGGCCAAATAGTAGCGGTCCCGGTAGACTTCCGATGCAAGAGCTGGCCTAGATGTTCCCTCATCCCAATTTATCGTGCAATCGTTGAGCGTCGGCGTTTCCGTGCCGGAATCGAGATCGAAAAGAACGCGATAAGCGACATAGGCGGCGGTCGCCACGGAAATAACGGTGTTATTTGTCTGCGCGGTAAAAGTCGCGGTTGTGCGAGTGACTGAATTGCAAGTTGGCCCGGTGGAAATAGAGAAAGTGATCCCCCCGTTGTTCAGGACCTGATTGCATTGGAACAGGCCCCAATCGGTTATAGCGGTCCCAGGATTGCGGCACTGGCTGATGAAATAGCCGGTGGTTGCTGATGGAAGGGTTACTATTGTGATCCCAGGCGATTCAGTTAAACCGGACTGCGAGAACGTGGCCCTATATTGAGCATATCTGCTCTTATCACTTGGCTGTGTGTTGTTTGCAATACTGGCGTATGACGACCACAGATCGTTGTTCGGCGACGTGGAACTCCTGATTGAATATGAGAGAGTCGTCCCTGAGATGGGGAATGAGGTTACATCTAGGGACCCAAACGTCGGGGTTGAAAAGGTGGTGTCAAGAATACGCGATGTGAAAGTAGCTACGGAAACAAAATCAGTATTTAATGGATGGGGAATATCCGTTGAAATATGAAAAAAATCAACAAAAACTGTCGCTGGCGAAGCCGCAGTATTACATCTTATTGTTGCTTCAGAAACGGTTGGAGAAGCAGAAATGGTTCCAGAAGCCTTGAACACCCCATTACGATAAAAATAAACCGCTGGATTGGTTATCGTACCGACAATTACTGTGTAGGTAGAATAAGCTGGTTGCACTAATGTTTCTACCCCGGCATTAACTAGCCCATTCGCTCTATAAACTACTTGCCAAGTTGAAATATATACCGCTCCAAAAACGGTACTTCCTTTATTAAATTGAAAGATGAGTGTCGTATCTGTATTAGGCGCTGAATTTTGACCACGAGCAACAAGCATTGTATTTGTCCCGACCCCACTGGAACCAGAAAAAGTTTTTTTATAAAGCGTGTCGCTCCCGGATGAGCATGTGAATGTAAGACTACCTCCGGATACTGATTCAGTAGGTGATCCCGTTATTGACCAACCATCATTCGTTGGCGAGACATTCGCATCATAACGGAATACATAGGTACTCGTGATCCCGGAAAAATGAACATATCCGTTCGGGTTCACCCCGCATCCAGAACATGTCCCGAGAGAGAATAGAGAAGTCGTATTGTCGAGCAGAGTTGCGGATGATGGCACGATATTCCCGGGGCTTATCGTCGCACTCATCGGCGCGCCTGGTCCCGAAGCCGTCAGGTTCCCCGCCTCAAAATCTGTCTGACTGCTATCAGTATTGCTCCGTGAATTTCCGCCGGAAACGATGATGGTATCCACCAAATCCCGCACTGGATCGGAAACGCGAGTGATGCTCGGCCCGGTCATCTTCTCAACGCCGCGCTTGGAGAGCCAGTAGAGCGAACCCTGTTTTTCCCGGACGGATCGGTTCTCGACACAACCTACTTCGCGGGAAATCTCCCGGACGGCGAAATCCCGGCGATCAAAACCGTATAGGCCCCAGGTAGAATCCTCTTTTCCCATCACAAGCACATCTTGGTAGGTCCCCATGACGCACCGTAGCCGCTTGCCATCATTGACGCCACCCAGAGAGATCACCGCCGGCGAAGTCGAAACCGGAGAGGCCGGGATGGTATAGTCCGTTCCGTCCAGCTCGCCGGACATGCGGAGTTGCGATAAAGTCCCCGAGCAGTTTCCCAGGATGACCCGATTACGGAAACAGTCAATAGCGGAGCAGGTAGGAGCGCCGGAGACCGAGCCGGTCGAAGTTCCATCCCAAAAAAACATCGTATCCGATCCATTGACGCACCATAATCTTCCAAGGCATTGCTGACAATCCATGTCCTCGGTCGCGGATTTTCCCGCCAAAGCCGGACTGATTGCCGAAAATTCCCCATCCCCGTCAGATTGATACATGGTCTGCGAGGACAAGGCAACCATGTATTCGGTCCCATCGGTAGCCCGGAAGGGCCAGACGCCGCGGACTGATTGGGAGGATGCGGCGGTAGTATTAAACTTGGCAAATCCCTTGCGGCGTGAAATCCCGGCATCCTCATCCAAATAAATGTTTTCGGCTTCGGTCAGGCAGGTGTCCCCAATCTGCGATGAAGCATAGCGGGTGACGAGTCCGCATTGTCCCAGGTTGCGGATTTCCAACTTTTCCTCGGCCTGGGCAAGGGCCAGAGAGGGCGGGAATAGCAGGATGAGGGATAAGAGCTTGGCAACGACCCCAGGAATGGCCCTGGCGGGCCTGACGATGGCCCAGGAGGGCCTGGAGGCGGCCTCGGCGGCCCAGGAGGGCCCGGCGGCGGATGATTTCAAGCTCATTATGGCCCCGCAGGGATGCCGGGAGTGATGGAAGGGTTATTTGACGGCCGCGCCATAGCCACGCCGGCAAGCCTGGCAAGCCCCTGAATGTAAATCTGCTGATACAACTGGATTAAATTCGTTTGCCCGTCTATTGCGGCCATGCGGACGGCCGCGCAGTAGGCTAGAATGTGATGAAACGAGTAGAATTCCCGGATTCCGTTGAAAGGCACGTCCGCATCAACCGTTATATCATTGGCCTGCGCGTAAAACTCCACCTTGACCGTGCCTGTAGACGTGGAATCGGCCGGGAACGGATAAATCCCGATCATTGTCCTAGAGGCAAAAGTGACGAAATAATTTTGCGGTGTTCCCGAGACTGTTTCCCATTCTTTGGTTTGGTCAAGCGCAACCGGGCTTTTCTCGGATAAGACCCTGTTTCTCCATGTCATGCGCTTGATTGCCAAAAAGGAGTTAGGGACAGCGTAATAGGTCGTGCCGGCCACGAGCTCTATATTTGAGGACCGGATGATCGGCCAGGTTTGGGCCACTGCCTCGGATTGGCAGTCCAAGATAAGATCATCTATTTGTCCGTTCGTAAATCTGAGGCGGGAAGTGGCGGAGCCGGAATCGGAAACTAGAACCCTGGCTTGTGAGCGGATATCGGAGAGCGTGAGAGCGTTGGCGCTACCCGCTAGAAACGCCACCGCCAGAAAACCAAGTCCAAGCATGACACCCCCTCACTTTACCCATGCCCCCACCGCTATCCCGGCGATGAAGACTACGACTATCCAAGGCCACAGATAGGGGGCCTGTGCTCGACCTACGGAACGGATTGAGTTTCCTCTACTGCAACTACGGTCATGGATGCTACGCCGACCGTCGTATAGCAGTAAAATGCCGCCGAACTGTTCGTGCAAAAAACTGGAAAAGTGGCCGAATTGGTTGATTCGCCAAGAACGTACAGATTTGATGCCTGCACGGTGGACGATCCGATGGCAACGGTCACGCCGCCGCGGTTCTCAAAACAGATTCGCCGTCTGGATTTATCCGTTACGGCGGCTCTAAGCAGATTTGCAACCCCAGTCGAGTTGCACAAAACTGAATATGTCCCGATCGTGTCGCCACCGGATTGAGCCACGCGGCGAGTCCGGCCGCCTTCCATGAGAAAATCAGACGGGTCGGCCGCCCATGCAGCTATCGGGAATAAGAGAGCAAGCAGGATAATTTTCATGCCGCCTCTTTACTCACCAGTCCCGCAGCCGACCGTACCCGAACCTTCCCTAGCGAATTGAGCCACGGCGGTTCCGGTACCCCGACAAACCGCGTAGGTAAGCGTACAGTTGGAACATTGCACTAATGCCCCCACGAAATCCGGGGTCAAAGTATCAATCTGCGCCTTTGTATATTGACGGAATCCCACATGGCCAGCAGGACCTATCCGCACTAAAGGATTCTCAGAGGAATCCCGAGCGATGAGCAAATCAGCAGTCTGAGAAGCAGCGGCCGTGATGACGGTCCCGGAAGATGAAGCGTTGGTTGCTATGATGTCAAGCATGGCGTCGGGCGTGGTATCACCGATCCCAAGTTCTCCGGTTATCTCGATCTCTTGATTCTGAACGTCCACCGCCAGCAAATCAGTAGACCCGTTCTGGCTTGAAATTCTAAGCCCATAGGTATCTGCCGCCCTAGGCGCTACCTCTAAAGTCGCGTCTGGCGTGGCATCGCCTCCCACACCCACCGCATCCGCCGAACCATCCACGATCAAAAGATTGGCGGTGTTATCCCCTTCTATGCGAAGATCGACAGCGGCGCCTCCCTCATTAAGGATGACTCCACCCTCCTGGACAATAGCCCCATCAGCCGAGGCCACCGTCAATAAATCAGTGGACCCGTTCTGGCTGGAAATCCGCAAGACATAGACGTTATCTCCGGACGCCACTTCCAGACTCGCATCCGGGGTCGTCTCGTTAATGCCGACTTCATCCGCTGGTCCGTCCCCTAAGAAGGAATCCCCGTCTACATCTAGGTCGTCGGTTACAGTAACGTCATCGCTGAACGTGGCATCCAAAGCCAGTACATTAGACCACCGCAGCGCCGATGTGCCAAGAGACGCATCGTTGTCCGTGGTCGAGATGATATTCCCGCTTGAATCTACGCAAACTTCCTCGCCGCCATCCCCCCAACAGGTCTCCGGGTCAACCGTAGTCCCGGTGATACGGGCCTGGACAGGACCGCAGATGAGCAGAACCGCCATCAAAAACGAGAATAATTTAGTCATCACTTTCTCCTACGGAAATTTTCCAAGTTTCGCAGTTCGGGATTGTCGGGCTCGATCACCCCGGCCAATTCCTTGAGCCGGCCGCATACTGCTTTTCCGCGACTTCCGCATTCCCAGGCCATAATCTTGCCTTTGGAACGCTCAAAAGCCATTTCGGCATCCGGCCCCATTTTCGACATCACTCCTGGATAGCCAAGACCTTGCTCATATTTGGTCAGCGAGTTTGACTCGAATTCGTTGAGCAGCGTCTTGAATTCCCGGTAGGCCGCGTTCTTGCGAATCCCGTCCACTATGGGAGGGGAGTCTTTCTCCAAGACGTTTTTTAACAGCGCTTCTCTCGCCGCGAGATTTCCGTCGTTAATCTCGAATTCACGCGGCTTGAATACTCTCGGTTCCCCTTCCGGGATATCGGCCGGCGCGCGCCTCATGGCACGGATGCCTTTCAATTCCTTGTTGATCCGCAGCCTGTCGGATGGCGAGAGGTAGGACTTATTCATTGCCTTCCCCCTAGCTTACAAGGTGTCCGTACACTCCACGCCAGTCCACAGCGCTGGAATTCAGCGACATGTAAACGGCGAACTTCGACACCATCGTATCGAATTCACCTGAGCGGAAGAACTGCGTCGGCTCCCATTCCCTGAGAATGTGATGGCGCTTGAGCAGTTTGGAATCCGCCGCGAACCAGTTGTTCACGTCAGAAAGGTAATTCTCCCAGACCACCAGTTTATACTTGCCTTGATGAAAGTTTCTGTTGTTGTTGGCGGTATCGATCTTCCCGGAGGACTTGATGAGTTCATACGCCTTCTCCTCCAAGTCTGCCGGGACGATGAGCATGTCCATGCGCGCGGCCATTTTGTTTCCCGCATTGGTCTGGTGCTTCAGAATCAGGAGCCTGGTTGCCTCAACAGCGGACGGCGAGAAAGCGGATGTGCCGCTGTTGTCCTGAGTGAGCGCGTTTTGCGCGTTCGTGTGGGCCGAATTGAAGAATGACAACGTATCCCCGGATGTGAACGAAGACGTGAACCCGTCCACGAACAACTGAGCCGCGGTAGTCTCCCGTCTGTCTCGCGCCGAGTCGGCCAAGGCCGCAGCCCGGTTTCGGAGAACTCCATAGAGATCGTTGCGAAGAAGTTGCCGCGTGGCCTTGATCCCAAGCGCCCACTGCTGCTCAGTGACCGATTTCCGGTAGCCCTCGGTCGGGGATGAGAAGGAGATTGATCCCTCGTTGAACTCGGACATTTCCCCGATGTCTCCGACTTCCAGGTCATATTCGGTCCCCTGGGTCGCTTCCTTGACGGTGCAAACAGCCCCAATCATGGACTCGAACTGTCGGTACTGGTCATCGAAGACGATGGACAGGTCCTTCTGGACGATACGGGGCCAATTGGCCTGCGTGGCAAGAGCTGGCATCGGATTCTCCTTACGTTTTTATTTACAGTTTTAGTCGATCGAAGCTGCGGCTGTGTCACGAAGATAGCCGACGGCTCGGAACTTCGGGCTCAGACCGTTAAGCTGAAGATTGCTGTGGAGCTGCGGCTGCATCTGAATCCAACCGCTCTTTCCCTGGTAGGTAAACTCGTTCTTGATGATGCTGAACAGTGTGACGTAATTGGTATTCGCCGCGTAGGTGTTGAGCTGAGTCCCGCGAGTGGCCGAAACGGCGCTGCGGGCGACTAGCAGTCTACCGGCAGGGAGGATCATGATGACATCGGAAGTCGAGTCCAGGGCCGTGGTGAAGTTATCGCGCACACCGACAGAACCGGATGCCGATACCTCGCAGTAGCCGAGTTGCCCGATGCCGGTCTCCGCAGCCACGTCTTGGGCGACGTATACCCACCCACCGTCGAAGGCGTCCTGTAGAGAAGTGATGGTGACAGTCGGCGCAGCATAGGAGGCCACGTCGATCTGGACCGTATCGTTATACTCGATACAGAGCAGATCGCCAGGCTTGATCAAGGCCACAGGCTCCAAAGTCCCGAAGGTCGCGCTCGACCCGCCATCCGGGTCAGCGTCGGTGCGGTCGGCATTGGCGATAGTGCGGTTGGCTATCCCGACAGCCTTGGCAGCGACGTTCGTACCGGCTCCCGGCGCTGGGATGAGAACGCCCATATCTTGATCTGCCGTTAATCCTGGAACGAGCAGAGTGCCCTCAGAGATTCCAGTGGCGGCCGCATAGACCGGCAACATCAGGACTTCTGAGTGTCGTTGTGAATAGTGGTACATTTCATTTCTCCTTGCGATACGTTCCAGGCGATCCTATCCCTGGTAACGGGCACATCATCGAAGAACATCCGAAACCGGCGATTTCATAAATTCATCATGGCGGCGAGAACCAAAAAAATTCTTCGAGCCGCACAAGCTGCATCCGCCATTGGTATTGTGGGCCTGGTTGCCGTCCGCTCCCGAGCCCTGTTGAGTGATGGCGCCAAGCGCGCCGGAGCCATCGAGAGTGCCGCCGCTATGATCGTCGCGGTTCAGGTCCGCGCCGGGAAAACCGCAAATGCCGCAGGAGACGCGGCGAGTAGAGACGCTTAGACCTTGACCATCAGTCATTTTTCGATAGGGAGGCCGGACCTGGCCGTCACCTGCCGTCGGCGTCGGGAATAGCGAGTAAATAAAAAACCTCCGTGCTTCTATCTTGTTGGATTCAAGAAAGGCACGGAGGGCTATCAGAGATACGAGCTGGTACTATCTTAACCGATTCCCGGATTAAGTCAATGGCTTTTTACTGACACCCGCGGAATTCAGCCACATACCGAAAAAGCGAACGCTCGCAGATGTGATGTTTTTTTCTCGTCTTGAAAAGCATCCCCTTGCTGTCTCCGGTTTTCCTCACTAAATCTAGATACTCCCGGGCTATCTTCAGACGCAATTCACGCGGCATGACTACTTGGGTCCGAACTTCGGCGCGTCTTCACCGCCGCGGTGAACTGTGCTGTCGGGGATATACGGATTCTTCAGTTTTTCGTAGTCATCGAGAGTCCTGCCGTGCGACTCAATGACTTCTTTTTCCTCAAGGGAAAATCCCTTGTCCGCTATCTTGTCCTTCACTGTCCCGGTTTCCTTGGTGTCCATAGCGTCTGGTTTCCTGCCGCCGGCGGGGAGCTTGACTCCGCTCTTGGCGAACTGGATAGCCTTGGTGATCCACTTCTTGCGGCCTTCCGGTGTCTTCAATAAATCGCCGGGAATGTCGGCCATGAATTTCTTCGCCTCAGCCTTGAACTTCGGGGCGAGCGGGTCTGCGTCGAGAGCGTCTTGCAGTTCATCTTTCACCGCATATTGCGACTCTAGGGATTCCAGAGTAGCCATGGTACTTGATTCGATTCCAGCCTTTAGGTTGAGATTGGCTAAAATGGCTTTTCGATCAAGCCCAGTCTGTGCCTCGGCTTCCGTCCATTCGGTCTCGGGGAATGACGAGATGGTGTAACCTGTCTTTGGATGAGTACGCTTGGTTTCGGCAGCGCGTTCGGATTTCAGCCGCGCAGATTCGGCTTCGGCCTCGGTCGCTCTTTTCTCTAAGGCGGCGAGTTTTTCCGCTGCGGCAAGTTCAGCTGCGGTAGGCTCAGGCTTCTCGTTCTCCTTTACTTCCGTCTCATCAGCTACGACATCAGTTTTAGCCATGATGATCTCCTGTGATTTCAGCTTTGCTCGGATTCGATCTTCTTTAGTTCTTCGATCATCTCATTTAAGCGAACGCGCTTACGCTCAATGACAGATTCGACTTCCACTTCCGACTTGATGAGCTTGGCAAATGCGATAGCCCCGCCCAAAGCCTTGAGACTGGCGAAATCGGCCATGGCGTCAACCGTTTCCCATTCGCCGTTTAGAGTCTGCCGATTTGGGCCGGCGGATAGAATGCTCTCTATTTTCTCGCGGTTCGCATCAATGGCCCGATCAATACGCGGCCCAATGCGCTTCCACAGGATGCTTTCTTTTTGGCCTGCCATTTCTTCCAGATCGCGCATTTCTGCCTTTAGGCGGGATATCGACTCGCGGCGCTTGGCAATTCCTTCTTCGCTGATTCTCACTAAACTCATGGCCTTGGCCTCTCAGTTGTGTTCCCGGCTCCTATCGAAGCCAGAAGTGATTTTAGACCGCCGGCTCCCGATCCGCCTACTGGCGCCGGGGCCGGGGCCGCACCGGGAATTGCCGCAGGCGGTATTGCCCCCGGCATTCCCGGCATTCCTGGCATCCCCGGAATAACAGGCGGTGGAGCAACTTTCAATTTCTCGGGGTCCTGTGCCCTTGATGCCGCGACAAATCGGTTCCACAACTCGCCGACGATCCTTATCTTCTCCATCGGGTCGGCTATCGCCATTCCAGCCGCTTGGAGCAATGCCATGACTCGCTCCATCTCGAATTCGGGACTCATGATGACGGAACGGGCGTTTAGATCAAGCGTGAGACCCTCGGCTCCGAACAGCGCCCGGTCGGCCTCGTTGAATTCCATCTTGCCGGACTCCGAGTTTTTGGCTTGATAAGCCATCTTTCTGCCGCCATACTGGTAGTACAGGGCGAGAGCCAGTTTGCCGATCTGCGGGAACGACCGCTTGAATTCGTCGATATAGTCGTCCACTCTGTAGCCGGCCTGGCGGAGTTTTGATAAATGCTTTGTGGCGGGCGCGCCCGCGTCTCCCTTAGTCTCCTGGCC